CTCAGGTGCGAGGAGCTGTTTTGAGACCAGCTCAGAGTCTTAGTACTTAGGCCTTAGAAACAGCAACAACCTTAAGAGCTGATGCGTCAAGTACCATAGAACCAGTGCGCTTACGAGTGTAGAACATTACAGAACCGGGGTTCGTGTAAGGGTCACGCAACATAGAAACACCAACACGGTCGATGATCTGGTAAGCACGCGCAAAGTTACCAAAGAGGATAGGAGCAGCATCGCCAGTAGTTGCTGGAATGTCAGCCATGTCTTCGTTGATGATGATGTCGTAGCCGAACAAACGTGCAGCAGCACCTTCAGTCAGGTTACGCTGCAAGAAGTACTCTCCGTCGCCGTTCTTGAGCTGAGCGAGGACGTTGTGAGTCGCTCGGTTCATCATGAACGCAGATCCGGGGAGGTAGCCAGTCTTAACAGACAGGACAACTTCACGCAGGTTGTCGATAATAGCAGCGTCAGTAGCGCCCAGTGCGCCGTCAACACCGTGGTTGATTACTTCGTAAGTGCCGTTAACGTCGTTAGCAGCAGCGCTTGAAGAAAGAGTAAGACCGTTCAAGATACCGACAGGCTTGTTAGAGCCGTCGCCGTTCAAGAAAGCTTGACCTTCAACTTCAGCGAATTGACGAGCAACTTCACCAGCCAACCAAGCTTCAGCGTTGAAGAAAGAATCCTCGAGCATGTGCTGGTAGATACGTGGGCGAGCGTAAACTTCGCCGAAAGTAGCAGTGCGCTGAGCAAGCTCTGGTGCGTTAGTCTGGCTACGTGCGTCAGTCTCGCCAACCCATCCGCTAGCTGCGTCGCCAACAGATACGAGTTGCTTAACATCTGTAGTAGATGCAGAAGCTACTGATACGACGCCACGGAGAGGAGAAACTTCTTTCTCGAGGCGGATGATTTCCTGACGAAGCTCTTCTGGAAGTGCGTATCCACCTTGAGCGTCAACAGAGATCTGGAGGTCAGCACCCTTAGCACGGAGGCCTTCGATACCTTCTACCATGAAAGATTTGAATTGGTTTTCCATTTCGGATTCCTTTGTTTCGATAGTGTTAATTGATGGAGCTGCAGCTTTAGCTTCTAGCTCTTCGATCATTGCAGCCTTTTCGGCTAGTTCAGATTCGAGGGCGGCAGCTTTAGTAGCAGCTTCCTCAAGTGCAACGGCCTTAGCCGCGTTGTCAGCAGATACTTCGTCGACAGCCTTGCGAACTACGTCTAGGTCGTCTGCTTTCTCCTCAGCGGGTGCTTCCGCTTCAGGTGTTTCTTCGATCACAGCTTCAACTTCTTCTGCTTTAACTTCCTCTACAGGAGCCTCAACAGCCTCAACAGCTTCTTCTACGATCTCGTTTTTGATTTCATCGGACATTCTAGTCTCCTTACTTTCCGAGTGTTTTCAACATGTCAGCGATGGCGGACTGGCGGCGCAGTTCGTCTTCCACGGCCTTTGCGACCATGTCATCGTTAACGGGTTCTTGCACGGGTTCTGCTGGTTCTTCAGATCGCAGAGCCTTAAAGCCTTCGGCCAAGAACGCCTTGGCTTCGCGGCGTGACAATCCGGCCTCACGCAGAACGCGCTCGAGTTCACGGATGTTGGGGATACCATCATCGTCCTTGACGCCACCGATAACAGCGGCAGCGTTAGCTGGGATGGTTACGAGAGACAGCTCGTGCAGGCTGATCTCGTGGAGGTGGTTGATTCCACTCTTGCGGTCGTACTCTTCGCGAACTACGCGGTAGCCAATAGACATGGAGTGAAGAGCGCCGTCCTTAAGTAGAGCGTACGCTTCGTCGGCGTCACGGACGCCCTGTGTTAGCTTGCCTTCAACAGCCAAGCCCTTTTAGTCTTCTGACATCTTAGTCCACACACCAATTGGTCGGTGCATATCGTGATGAAGAAGCATAGCAGGCATGGTGCCATCGGTGTTGTGCTTGTCAAGAGACTTGGCGAACGCGCCCTTTTCGACGATGTCGCCGACGCGGTCTACGTTGCCAAAGGTTGAGCCGTAGCCGCTAAAGCTGCGCTCGTCTTGCTCAAGATTCTTCAGATTCAGCTGGAACACTTTCCTCATTGCTGTTATCCTCTTGTTCTTGTGGTTGTTCGCCACCAGTGAACTCTACGTACTCGTCACCGCCATCACGTGGGCCCAAACCTAGGCGCTCACGCGCTTCGTTTGGAGACAGAATGCCTGTCTGGATTAATGATTGTAGAGCTGGCGCCTCTTCTGTGAGAGGTGCGCGGATAAGACCGTCAATATCAAACCGGAAGCACTCGCCTGGTCCGGCCAACGTGTGGTTAAGCCGCTGCTCAATGGCTGTAAGCCAAGGAGCCAGTGTGTACTGGTAAAACGATCGTGACTGATCTGTTATGTTGCTGTAGGTAGCGCTAGACATCTCGCCGACCATGTGCGGAGGCACACGAAAGATTGCAGCAATCTCAGCGCGGCTGTATTTGCGAGTTTCCAGCAGGTTCAAGTCGGTAGGGCTCATTGAAATGCCTTGGAACTTGACACCTGACTCCAGTATCGCAACGCGGTTGCCGTTGTTCTCACCGCCGTGCGCTGCACCCCAGCTTTGGCGTAGGTTTTCGTAGGCTTCGTCAGACAACACACCGTCAACTTCGAGCACACCACGAGGTGTTGCGCCGTTGGTGTAGATGCGGTTGTTGTAGTCGATTGCTACGCGGTCGCCGCCGATCAATGAGCTGTTGTATTGGATCGGACTGATGCCACGGTAGCCATCGATAGTCAGGCCTTTAAAGTGCAATAAGTCTTGGCGCTTTATTTCGTATGTACGCTGTGAGCCTGCGGGGCCAACAGATACAGTGTAGCGTACCAAGTGACCGTCAACGTGGACAGTAACGCTGTTTGCTGGTACTACACGCAACTCGACTGGACGGCCTGAGCTAGTACGGACAATCTGTACGTAAGCATTACCGTGTAGTGCCAGCGATGTTACTACATACGACCAGAGCTCGGCCGCAGTCTGGTAGTCGCTGGGTGCAATACTAACAAGGCGGTCGGTTCTGTTGTACTTGCGGTCCTTGCTGCCGTCAGTATTCATAGAGTA